TCGTATATCAATTTCACACTGTCGAAAGAATGGAAATAGTAGATTACAAATGCGTCTACTTCACGTTTGGTAGGTTCCAACCTCCGACCATTGGTCACGAGGAGAACTTTAACGCGGTCAAAGGTAAGGCAGGCAACTGTGACTGGTACATCTACCTGTCTCAGTCTGTTGATAAGAAGGGTAGCAACCCTCTGCCACCTGATCGTAAGTTTCACTACGCTAAGAAGATGTTCCCTAGACTTGCTAAGAACATCCGCAGTGGACCTAGAGATCCTGTTGCTATTCTCAAAGAACTACAGGGTCAGGGTTATGATGATGTAGTAATGGTAGTAGGATCTGATCGTGTTGCTGCGATGCAGTGGATCAAGAAGTATAATGGTAAGGAGTTCTTCTTCCGTAAGATGGACATCATCTCATCAGGTGAACGTGATGCTGATGGAGATACCTTTGCTATCTCTGGCACCAAGATGAGACGTGCTGCTGTGGCAGGAGACTTTAAGACTTTCAGACAGGGTATACCTAAGGCACTACCCGACAAAGATGCTATGGCATTGATGAAAGAAATTGTAGATAACATGCCTTAATAAATAATAGAAACAATCACGTGTTTTGATGAAGAGCTTCAGCGATCTAAAGAAGACCAGAGAACTTGCGACCGAAAAGGTGATCCGCGATAAATACTATCGTGAAGAAATTTATAATGAAGGTGAGTGGGTACTCACAGAGTCAGGCAACGTCGGCAGAATTGTACGTCGTGGTCCTAACTATGTGATCTGCGTCACCGCTGAAGAGTCTACATTCCGTACTTGGATCAAGGATATCAAAGAGGTATTTGAGATCGGTACAGATGCGTATCGCGAATACGTAATGTCTCTCACTCCTGGACAAGCAGTAAAAAAGCCTTCAGGCAGTAAACCCGTACCTCAAATCATCCCACCCGACCCCAAAAAAGATAAGATGGACAAACATGAATCCCTAGTTGACCAGGTTGCTGGTCTCCTCGACGATATGGACGAGGCGAAGAAGAAAGGACTCGACGGCAAAGCCTGCTGGAAGGGTTACAAACTCGCTGGCACCAAGAAGAAAGGCGGCAAGACAGTAGACAACTGCGTGAAGGCAGGTGTTGAACTGGAAGGCGAGGTGATTGATGAGAAGAAATACTCCAAGGCAAAGGAGCCTGGTAAGGCTGCTAAGAAGTCTGCCTTCGTCAAGAAGCATGACTGTGCTACCCACGCTGAGCATAGCGAGTGGGGCAAGGGTGTATGTATGAAGGAGATGCACACTCTCGATGAAGAGGGTAACGTATCCCACTACGACATCATGTTCGAGCATGGTCTTGAGCAGAACGTTCCTGTTGCTACACTGAACATCCTTCAGACTGAAGCACACGAGCACGCTATCAACTGGGACAAGAACCAGGAAGTTCTTGACGAGAAGAAAAAGAAATTGGATCCCGTCGGTAAAGAAGACGGTGACGTTGACAATGATGGCGACAAGGATGCTTCCGACTCCTATCTGATGAACCGTCGTCGCGCTGTTGCTAAGGCGATGGGTAAGAAAACTAAGAAGGAAGAAGTTGAACTCGAAGAGAAGAAGGGACTTTACGCCAATATCCATGCTAAGAGAAAGCGTGGAGAGTCTCCTGCGAAACCAGGCGACAAGGACTACCCCGCCAAAGACGCCTTCAAAAAGGCAGCTAAAACAGCTAAGGAAGGTCTATCATTCTCTGATTGGAGAACCGAGCTTAACGAAAAAAAGTCGTAGGGGCAGTGGAGATAATGCCAGAGATCGATGATCCTGCTGGCACTCCAAAACAAACTGCCGCAAAGAAGATGCCCAAGGTTCCTAAGCAGGAAGCTTGTACGCATACCAAGGAAGGGGTAGATTGTCCCGTCCATGGTAAGCATGGGTGTCCTAGTGTTGCTGAGCACTGCGACATGCCTTACGATGCTGAGACACATCAGTGTAAGCACTGCGACTCGACTGGTCTCCATGGCGAGAAGAAGTGTCCTGAGTGTAATGGCACAGGTTCTCTCTACAATGTCAACGATGGCATCAAAGAGAGCGCATGGCAACGCAAAGAAGGAAAAAAGAAATCAGGTGGTCTAAACGAGAAAGGACGTAAATCCTACGAGCGTGAGAACCCTGGGTCTGATCTCAAAGCACCCAGTAAAAAGAAAGGTAACAAGCGCAGGGCAAGTTTCTGTGCTAGAATGAAGGGCATGAAGAAGAAGTTGACTAGCAAGAAGACTGCTAGTGATCCTGATTCTAGAATTAACAAGTCCCTCAGAGCCTGGAACTGCTGATGCTCCGCAAAATTTGGCACGAGGACGAGATGAATGTCTTGTCCTCTTTTTGTAATCTTAGAGACAACTACGAAAAAGTAATCCCAGAAGTTCTTCACTTCGTACAAGCGAACTCGAATCTGTTTGACGAGTGGGTGATGGACAAGTGGGTAGATGATACTAACCTAGGCAGAGTACAACTCTGGGATGGGGCATGGCGTGTGATACCATTCCCTATCAATGCTGTGGGTTCTACCGCAGATGAGAATGACTTTGAGCTCAGTGAGATGGTCACATTCACTGAGTTGTTCAACACTACAACCGAGAGAGTACAAGAACTACTCCCCAGAATTACACAAAGTTTTGTAAGGTTTTGCCCTAATACCAGTAAATATATTCAGGAGGATGTGGACAACCAGATTCTTAAGTCTGCCACGATCTCCAGAATGTCACCTGGTACTAAGATCAATCCTCACAATGGAGACATCGATTCACTGCGGTTACACTTTCCTGTTGTTACAGATCCTGGGGCATGGCTCAGCGTTCGGGGGAGAAAGAGATCTTGGAGCGTGGGTGAACTTTTCGCATTCCACGATCATGACAAACACTGGGCAGCCCACAATGGCGACAGTGATAGGATCATTGTCATTTTCGATTATAGTCTTGAACAATTAAGAAAGTGTGGATTTGAATTAGAAAGGCATATATAGTAGTGAAGTATTTTTTATCAAACCATGTGGGCAGTCCTATTTCCTGTCGCTAAGACAGTAGTCATGAAAGCAGTTGAGAGTGAGAGTGCTAAGCGTCTCGTCGTAGAAATTCTCAAGCGCATCGTAGCTAAAACTGACAACGACCTCGACGACCTGGCTGTGGAGCACCTGGAGAAGGCACTCTTCCCTGCTGAGTCCGAGTGATTTATAAATAAATATATAATACGAGCATCAAACGGAGTAACTCATGTCACTTTGGAGTAATACCGATGCATCTGGTTCGGTCCCCAAGTATTTTGTCTCGGGTGACGACGGCAGCTCTGCGTCAATGATCTTTGTTTCCAAAGAGGAAGCACAATTAGCAGAGAACCGTGAGCGTGGACTTGATTCACCTGGTTGGTATAGATACTATACCTTTACAGACCAGCACGGTAACACCCGTCACAAGGCAGAGCTCCAAGTGGCAATGATGATCCCTCAGGCAACTGCTGGCGATCAGGCAGACGACGCAACCGCAGCAGACGTTTCCAACGTCATCACTATCAGTGGTCAACCCTCTGACGCTAGTGTATCTGCTGGCGCTACTGCTACCTTTACAGTTACTGCTTCTGTTACCACAGGTACTGGCACCATTGCCTACCAGTGGCAGAAGAAAGCAGGCACAGGCAAGTGGAACAACATCTCTGGTGCCACTGCTAACGCTTACACCACACCTGCTACCGCAGCAGGTAACAATGGTGACAAGTTCCGTGCTAAACTTACTACCGACACTGGTGCTAGAGAAGTAACCTCTTCTGTAGTTACACTGACTGTTACTTGATGAATGAATTTTACTGAGTTGACCGAGGAGAACTTTGTTCTCTTCGCTATTAAACATTATGACAATCCATCGGCAGTCACGAAAGAAGATTTCTTAGATGATCTGAGGCGCTTCAAATATATCAAGCGCCTCATCAATAAGTATCTTAAGACTGGTGAGGTCAAGATCCATCTTCTCCTCAACCATGTGATCATCGTATATAATGTGTTTGGTGATGCTGCTACTCCACTCTTGTTCTTTAAGATGGACAAAGAGTATTGGAGTATCATCAAATCTATCATGATCTTCCTTGATAGATATCCCAAGGATAACGAGACAGAAAGTCTCGCTGCTATTCCTACACACGATAGCATTATTAAGGAGCTACAAGAATTATGATGGGTTCAGCAGGCATTACTAATGTCGGTCCTATCAATACACCGACAACTAATACTGGTGCCATTGCTGGGTTTGATCCCATTATGAAGTGGTCCAAGAAAAAAAGAAAGGCGAGAAAGAAACAAGAATCTGCTGGCAAGCAGTGGGTTCGTAGACGTGATGATCCCAATCACATCGATGGCAGAAGCAAAGCTGCCCGCAAACTATTAAAACGAATCTCTAAACGTAAGAAGAAAATGTCGGAAGCATTCATTCAAGAGTCTGGTGAGGCAACAAAACAGGCTTATAAATTCCTCCAGCAGCGCCGCAAGGTACAGAAGAAGCAGGAGCGAGAGAAGCGTGCTGCCAACAGGAAGCAAGAGATCCAAACTATTGCCCGTGCTAAGTCTTCTGACTACCAGAAGAAAGCAAAGGATCGTCAGAAGAAGATCGGTCAGTCGATGCAACAGCAGAGGAAGCAAGAATCTTTTGATGGTCTGATCTATCTCCAGAGTCTGATCGAACAGATTGAGAACACAGAGAACACCAACCCTGTGACTTACTTCTACAACGACGACACAGAACTCGAACTGACACAGGTAGAAGCTGCCTATGTCATCACTAAATTTAATGAACTCAGTGAAGAACACAAAGATGCCTTCGTCGATCAACTCGCACAGTCCTCTGAATTCACCAAAGGGTTTATCGAAATCTGAACTCCAAGCAGGGTTTCATAACATCCTTGATTACAATCCAAGACTTCAACTCCTTATGGATTCCTGGTCGGAGATCCATGAGGAGTTTGTTGCTGTCAGGGATCAGCTCAAGATGGTGAACTGGGGTGCTGCTGGTGACACAGACACTGGATACTTTGGAGAGTTGACTACTGCTGACCATGATGGATACTGGAAGAACATTCCTCTGTATGGGAGTGGAGATGAGTACCAGCAAACTCTGATTGCTGATCCAAATAACCAGACTAGATGTGAGTACGCACAGTTGGATCACAACTGTAACCTCCTACCTAAGTTGGTATCAACAGCACGTAAAGCAAACTGCTACAGGAGAGTGGGTATCAATGTTTTGTATCCTGGTGAGCAGATCGCTAGGCATACTGACAACGATCCTAACCCTGAGAATGGTTTGCTGATGCGTGTCTTGTGGGGTCTCGACGTTCCTCTTGACGGGCGTGCTATACTGGCTCTACATAATCCAATAACAGGTAAGTTAGAACATCAGCAGTTCAAGAACAATAAGTTCATGTGCTTCTGGGGTTCTCACAACCATGCGGTGTACAACACCCTCAAGTCCCCTCGGTATGTTTTAGTATTAGACCATGAGATTCGGACGGATTTCTAACCTCCTTACTTTGTCTGAGATCAATCAGGCAACAGAACAAGTTTACTCATTGAATCCAATCTGGTTGAACAGGAGCACGTGTAAGCCTCGTGTTCCCTTCTGGACCCTGGGTGCTGTCACATACCTGGAAGGGTGTGATGACATGAAGAAGTATCATAAGCATAAGGAAGCAGTCAACCCACTGCTCAGGAGAAAGTTTACGTGGTTGTATGACATCCTGTGTGGTACCCTGGAGAATGAACTAGGTGATCCATGTGTCATTGATGACATGTTGGGACATCCTGGGTTTCATATCTTCGGCACTAAGCCTGGTGTAACTGCTACACCATGGCAACTGGAGATGATGCAGGAACCTCTTGCCTCTGTCCACTTGGACATCCAGTACAAGGAACATGGAGCGTACTGGAAAACGTACGATGAGGTTGACTTTGCTAACCCTCTATCATTCACCATGGCAATCAAACTACCCAAGACAGGTGGTGGATTGTTCATCTGGGACTGGATGAACTTTGAGGGTGATCTAGTAAAAGATTTTAATTACCAGACAGAACAGGAGAAGTGGTCATATATAGATGAACAATTTGCTGACGCAACCAAGTCCCATCTACGTAACAACCCACACCATTGGGAGAATGATAGTGTTGGATCATACAAACCTGAAGGTGATCCACTTGTAGAATTGTATCGAGAAGGTGGACTGATCTGGTTCACTGGTCACATTCTCCACCAGATTATGCCAGGTCATGATCTTACTTCAGACGATGCCAGGATCACACTACAGGGTCACGGTATCAAAGCTGATGGTAAGTGGAGGATCTACTTTTGAACTTTGGTATCGTCAATGTCATCACAGATGATGAAGTCCAAACACTCAAGGAACAGATCTATGGTCTCAAGAAGTTTTGGAAGCAAAGAATTAATTGGCACCCTGCTAACGACACAGGTAGTGAAGAGGATCTTGAGAGGTACGTCCATTATTATACTCTCGGTACCACTCTTTATATGGACGCGAGCGACTATGGATTTAGGACCTACTGGAGGTCTAAGGCTATCACGAACCGCGTACTATCGCTCAAGATGGGGTGGGTCTACCACAAACTCATCGCTGCCCTCGCGCCTGAAATAGGACCTGTTGCTTTTGAAGGTGAGCTTGCTCTGCCTGGGTTCCACATCTATGAGTTTGATAGACATCCCTCACCTAAGAAGCATCACCGCTGTCTCCATATGGATGGACAGTACATGCATGCTCTGCCATTTCTATACAAGAAGTATGGTAAAGACATTGATATAAAGAACCCACTATCATTTACCTTTACCATTACTAGACCAGGCAGAGGTTCAGGCATCGCCTTCTGGGGACTCCCTGAGGACCTACAGAAGCAGGCAGAGGAGTACCAGGCAAGGTACCCTCACCCTATCATTGATAGGTATCAGAACCTGGAGTATGTCAAAGAGATCAAGGAACAGAAGACCATTGAAGAACCCTGGAAGTATGGTCTGTTCGATGATGACTGTGGTCCACTGGAGCAGTACATGCCCAAGGTTTTCTCTCACACACCTGGACACAGCTTCTGGTACTCGGGTAGAATCATCCACCAAATGATCCTGGGTGATAGGTTCTCGGCAGGTGATTCACGCATCACATTACAGGGGCACGGACTCAAAATTAATGGTACGTGGAGACTCTTCTGGTGATAAATATATTTGATGCTTAGGATTTTTATGCTGTGGAAGTCAACACCGCAATACTCGAAAGACTAGAGCGGATCGTTGAGTCCCTCCAAGAAAATTCCATAAAGATGGGTCAACTGCTAGCAGTTCACCAAGAGAAATTAGATCAGCAAGAGAAGATCGATGACGTGCTGTTCCAGAAGATCGATCATCTCCACTCTGATCTCCATAAGAAGACAGAAGAAATAAAGAAAGGGTGTGAGCGTGACGTCAAGCTTGTCGATGGACGCATCCGTTCCCTAGAGAAGAAACTGTGGAGTATCGCAGGCGGTCTCGCTGTAATCACATTGATCTTTTCCACAGGTGGACAGAACATTCTCCGTCCCCTATTGACAGGTCCGAAGGCAAGTGCTACAGTTGAATCTGTAGATACACTTGTCGTTCATGAGTTACGTTGACATACAGTTTGTCAATACTATTAGCTCTAGCTTAGGTAAGTTCTCAAAAAAGAAGAAGGGTCTCTACAACTTTCGTTGTCCTTACTGTGGTGACTCACAGAAGCACAAGAACAAAGCAAGGGGATACCTGTTCGAGATTAAGAATGATCTAGTCTACAAGTGCCACAACTGTGGTGTAGGCAGATCCTTTTCTATCTTTTTGAAGGAACAGTTTCCACACGTCTATGATGAGTACGTGATGGAGAAGTACAAGCAGGGACTCACTGGTAAGGGACGTAACACTCCTAACCCCAAGGTTAAGTTTGATGCGCCTACGTTTCAGACTAAACACAAGGTAGATCTGGAAAGAGTTTCTGATCTAAATAATTCTCACCCAGCACGAGCATACCTGCTCGGTCGTGGTATCCCAGAGCAGAGGTTACGTGACCTGTACTACTGTCCAGCTTTCAAAGCATGGACTAACTCTAAGAAGAAAGTCTTTGAGGATACTAAGAACGACGATGAAAGAATCATAATCCCACTGTTTGATTTCGATGGCAACTTGTTTGGATACCAGGGTAGATCCATGGATGTCAGAAACAAGATGCGATACATCACAGTGATGCTAGATGACACCTCACAGAAGGTGTACGGTCTAGATAAAATCAATAGAGATCAAACAGTCTATGTCACAGAAGGTCCATTCGACTCCATGTTCCTACCCAACAGCGTCGCCATGTGCGGTGCTGATGTAGACCTTAGTGTCTTTGACCTGGACCTGGTTTACGTGTATGATAACGAACCCAGGAACAGACAGATCGTTGACCGCATCGACAAGACGATTGATGAAGGACACAAGGTGGTCATCTGGCCAAAGGACCTAGGTGAAAAGGATCTAAATGATCTAGTGAACACTGGCGTAAACGTCAAATCTATGGTAGAATCTAATGTCTACCAGGGCTTAGAAGCTAAACTACAATTATCTAACTGGAAAGTATGAGTAACGGTATCCAAGTTGTCAAGCGCGATGGAAGCGTAGAGGGCATCGACCTTGACAAGGTACACAAGATGGTTGAGATGGCTTGCGATGGACTCGCAGGTGTGTCCGCATCACAAGTTGAGATCAACAGTGGTCTTCAGATGTTTGATGGCATCAAGACCTCACAGATTCAAGAGATCCTGGTCCGCTCTGCTAGCGACCTGATTGATCTGGATCATCCTAATTATCAGTTCGTTGCTGCCAACCTGTTACTCATGGGTCTTAGGAAAGCAGTACATGGACACCCAGAGAAGTTTCCCGCCCTGAAGGAACACGTCCTTAGCTGTGTGGACAAAGGAGTATACGACGGATCTATTCTCAACTCTTATGACGACGAGGAGTGGGACTGGATTGATAGCATGATCGATCATAGACGTGACTATTTGTTTACATACGCTGGTTTGCGCCAGGTTGTAGATAAATATTTAGTTCAAGATCGGAGCAGTGGAGAGCACTACGAAACTCCGCAGCAGATGTACATGATGATTGCTGCGACGCTGTTCCAGAAGTATCCTAAGGAGACACGTCTCGATTATGTCAGACGATACTACAACGCAATCTCGCGACACAAAATCAACATTCCCACACCTGTCATGGCAGGAGTGCGAACTCCACTTCGACAATTTGCGAGCTGTGTTCTTGTTGATGTTGATGACACCCTCGATAGTATCTTTAGCAGTGACATGGCTATTGGTTACTATGTTGCTCAACGCGCAGGAATCGGTATCAACGCAGGTCGCATCAGGGGCATCAACGCTAAGATCCGAGGCGGAGAGGTTCAACACACAGGTGTTGTCCCCTTCCTCAAAAAGTTTGAATCAACTGTCCGATGCTGTACGCAAAACGGGATCCGAGGTGGGTCAGCGACTGTCCACTTTCCTATCTGGCATCAAGAGATAGAAGATATCATTGTTCTCAAGAACAATAAAGGCACAGAAGATAATCGCGTACGTAAACTTGACTACAGCATCCAACTCTCCAAACTCTTCTACGAAAGGTTCCTCAAGAACGAAGAGATCTCCCTCTTCTCTCCGCACGATGTGCCTGGATTGTATGACGCTTTTGGTACTGAGTCGTTTGATGATCTATATCACCGTTACGAACGAGATCAGGATGTTCCGAGAAAGACTATCAATGCTCAGAAGCTGATCCTTGATCTGCTGAAAGAGAGAGCAGAGACTGGTCGTCTCTACCTGATGAACATCGACCACTGTAATTCACACTCGTCCTTCAAGGACAAGGTGAACATGAGTAACCTGTGTCAGGAGATCACCCTGCCTACAGATCCTATCAACCACATCGATGATGATGCTGGTGAGATTGCTTTGTGTATCCTGTCTGCTATCAACGTGGGCAAGATCAAAGAACTCAGTGACATGGAAGAGCTCTGTGATCTCGTGGTCCGTGGTCTTGAAGAACTGATTGACTACCAGGAGTATCCTGTCGCTGCTGCCCGCCGTAGCACCCTCAGCAGGCGCTCCCTGGGCGTTGGTTACATCGGTCTGGCACACTACCTGGCAAAGAATGGATTCAAGTATGAGTCCCAAGAGGCATACGATCTGGTACACCAACTCACTGAGGCATTCCAATACTATCTCCTGAGAGCATCCAATGAGATTGCTAAGGAGAAGGGAGCATGTGATGGGTTCCCTCGTACCAAGTATGCTGATGGAATTCTTCCGATTGATACATATAAGAAGGAAGTCGATGAAATCGTAGCGCCAGAATATAAGTATGATTGGGAATCTCTTAGGACATCTATCGCCACCCACGGTCTCAGGCACTCAACACTGTCCGCACAAATGCCTTCGGAGAGCAGCTCCGTTGTGTCAAACGCTACCAATGGAATCGAGCCGCCTCGCGACTACCTGTCCATTAAGAAGTCGAAGAAAGGACCTCTTAAGCAGATTGTTCCACAGTACAATACCCTGAAGAATAACTATACGTTGCTCTGGGATATGCCATCCAACGAAGGATACATCAAAGTTACTGCTGTCATTCAGAAGTTCTTTGATCAGGCAATCTCTGGCAACTGGAGTTATAATCCTGAACAATATCCTGACAATGAGATCCCTGTCTCTGTCATGGCAGGGGATTTTCTCAATACTTATAAGTACGGATGGAAAACATCCTACTACCAGAACACCTACGATTCCAAGAAAGATGCCGATGATGATCTAGACGATAAGAAAACAAAGTTGGAGAATCTCTTGACTGAGATTGAATCAACTGATGAAGAAGATTGTGAGTCCTGTAAGATTTGAACCAAATGCCATACGAATTCAAGAGAAACACCGAGCCTGAGGGCATGACTGTCCTGAATACTAATCAGGTACAGACAACCAAACAGAAGATGTTCTTTGGGCAACCGCTGGGACTCCAGCGGTACGACCAGTATAAGTATCCACAATTTGACAAACTGGCACAACAACAGTTAGGATACTTCTGGAGACCTGAAGAGGTTTCTCTACAGAAGGATCGCTCCGACTATCAGACTCTGACACCAGAGCAAAAGCATATCTTTACTAGCAACCTGAAGTATCAGGTCATGTTGGATAGCGTACAAGGTCGCGGTCCTGGTATGGCATTCATTCCTTACTGCTCCCTGCCCGAGCTTGAATCGGCAATGCTGTGTTGGGAGTTCTTTGAGATGATCCATAGTAGGTCATACACCTACATCATTAAAAACGTATACCCTGATCCGTCGGAGGTGTTCGACAAAATTTTAGATGATCCTAAGATTTTGGACCGCGCAACTTCGGTGACTAAGGCTTATAATGATCTCATCGGTGCGGCACAGACCTGGGGACAGGGCAATCTGTGGCGTGCTGATTGGAAAGACTCACCCTCATCCACATGGGAGCTCCATGACATCAAAAGAAAACTCTACCGAGCAATCGTCAACGTCAACATTCTTGAAGGCATTAGGTTCTATGTCTCCTTCGCTTGCTCGTTTGCGTTTGGTGAACTCAAGCTTATGGAGGGATCCGCTAAAATTATCTCTCTCATCGCACGAGACGAAAGCCAGCATCTTGTCCTTACTCAACAGATCCTCAAAGCCTGGCGGGAAGGAGACGACCCAGAGATGGTGGAGATTGCCCAGGAAGAAAAAGACAATGTGATCGAGATGTTCCGTCAGACTGTAGACGAGGAGAAAGCATGGGCAGAGTATCTGTTCCAAGAGGGTTCCATGATTGGACTCAATGCTAAACTTCTCTCACAGTATGTGGAATGGATCGCTAACCGCAGGATGAAAGCGTTGGGTCTTGACCCGATCTATGACATCCCTGCTAGAAACAACCCACTACCCTGGACTCAGTATTGGTTGAGCTCTAAGGGGCAACAGAACGCTCCTCAGGAAACCGAGATTGAATCCTATGTGGTAGGTGGAATCAAACAAGACATTAAGAACGACACCTTTGCTGGATTTTCACTATGAGCGAACGCGAACTGATCGACGACGCATTCTACGTTGAGCAGACTAGATTTATGTGGAAGTCTGTCCTCAAGGACACTGGTAAAGACTTCCTTTTTGGAGCAGAGAAGCAGCATGTCATTGACATGTCTCGCTGGCACCTCAAGTGTCTTCAGGATGGTACACTAGAACAGTACACAAGAGTTGTAGGTAAAGCAGTTGTAGATGGCAAGCTCTGAACTACCAGAATGGAAACGACGTGCCCTTGCTGACCCGTCAGTGAACGATAAGCAGGCACGTATTATTATGGATGGACCCAAGTGTCTTACTGATGCTTGGTTCCTTCAGGCGATGAAGTACAAGTATGGAAGATAGGTACATCCGAGAGTATTGGTTTCAGGAAGATCTGTCAGATGGTTTGATCCAGTTGTTTGCTGATGCTAAGAAGGCAGGCATGACTGTACAAGGTATGGTTGGGGATGGTGAGAGTCCCACTGGTAACGTTCTCCCTGACAAGAAGAAGTCTCAGGAGATATCCTTTGAGGATATCTGGAACGGTGAGCTAGGACCAGACGTCTGGGGTTGCCGTAAGTACATGGACTTCATCACTGATTGCTACAGTGATTACTGGGAGCACTTTGTTCTCCCTCCACCCATTGGTATCAAGACACTACCTCAGATTCAATACTACCAACCAGGAGAGGGATACTTCTATCCCCACATTGATGCTGAGGCTCTTGTCAAGGACCGTGTACTTGTCTACATCACCTACTTGAACGATTGCCCCGATGGTGGTACAATTATGGTGAACAACGATGGGTTCACCATCCACGCTCAAAAGGGGAAGACAGTTATCTTCCCTGCTGGTATCACTCACAAGCATGTTGGTGAGATCAGTCAGACCCACGAGAAGTACATCTGTACAGGATGGGTCGAATGGTTACGCTAATGTTAAATTGTTCATTGTGAACATAATTAGTGTATTAAATACTAATGTCATACAATGATGACATTACGTTCATCCTATGCTCAGCTTCCTGCTGGCAACGACCTTAGCCCATCATGATCCGTCACCCTATGGGTGGCATATGTCTTGTGAAAGGTTCTTACAACTCAGAGTTGAAACTCAGATGAGGGACGACATCGATCAACGATCGAAGTATAATCTCATAGGTTATTTCAAGTCGAAAGTTGAGGGTCAATGCGAGGGGATGTATACATAGGACGCAAGTAAGTCGCGGAACGGAGCGTTCATCCCATGCTTGAATTTTTACTCTACTCTGGTATGATGTGCGCCGATGCTGATGCCCTAGTGCTCAGGATCCAAGCAAATAAATCAGAGATGCCTCCACACATAGTTGTGGAGTTAGTAGAGACCGTAAAGGAATCTGTACCAGAGTGTGAATTTGACTGGGACGCACACGACTGAAGGAACGGGTAACGGATCCACCGAAAGGTGAGAAGGTTAAGCACCCTATTATTTCAGGAGTCAATCATGAACACACTTAACATCATCAAGAAGCAAATCAACAAAGCTGCTGCTCTTCACGATGCTCAGATTGCTATGACCGCTTATCGCGGAGTCAAGTTTGAGTGTAAGCAGGGCGACGTTAGCGAAGTACATGGTACTTTCTGCTATCGCGGTCACACTTATGCCAAGTGAGGCGACTATGTTAGCATTACAAGTCGTCGGGTATGCCACTATTTTTAGTGCGGCTTTTATTGGTTTGATCTACGGAGAACTCTTACTACTCAAGAGGATCGGATGAAGGAGCAACCATACGTTTATCATTATGATGACATGGATGCTGACTCTCGACCTCCGAGTTGTTACTTATTAAAGTACAGAGGAGTTTCCTACTGGTCTTGTTACCGAATTCATTTGCGCGAATGGTTCGCACGGTTATTAACTGTAGAACCTAGATATAATCGCAAGTAAAATCTTAAAACGTTATCCCCGCTACATATAGTAGTCGGGGATTTTTTTATGGAGAAAAGACGACTCAAAGAGTTGGTTCAGGAACTAGAGGAGCTACTCGCTGAGATCAAAGTGGAAGTATATGCTGACAAGGATGCGTACCTTGACGGCGAAGGTATGGGATATTATGGTGGTGATGACGATGACGGATACCCAGATTGATTATGAGAACCCCTGGATTTTTAATGGAGCCCCTTTTCTATCTGAGGATATTGACGATCTGTACGGTTTCGTCTATTGTATTACAAATACACTCACGGGTAGACAATACATCGGCAGAAAATACTTCTGGCAGCATAGAAAGCCTAGAGGTAAGAGTAGGAGAGTTAAGAGTGAGAGCGATTGGAAAAAATACTACGGAAGCTCTGACGAACTTAATCAAGAACGCAAAGAGCTCGGGAATCTTGTCTTTAAGCGAGACATACTGAGCGTACATAAGACTAAGGGTCGGGTCAACTACGAGGAAACTCGTCAACTCTTTATAAATAATGTGTTAACTGAGACAGTTGGCGATCAACCTAGGTATTACAATAGCAATATCCTAGGGAGGTACATGCGTAAGGACTATTTCAAAGGTGGCACATGCTCCACCGAGGACCCTTGACCAAACCCTTGGGTCCTGTTATAATTTCTAAGTTAGCAGGACACAACTCATGGTCACCCAGCACGAAGACATCATCGATCTGATCCATGCTCTTGCCGAACAAGGTAAGGTGGAGGAAGCTAGTGTCTTGTATGCTGAATGGATTGCCCATGACGAAACCCCTGTCTCAGTAGCTCAGCTGGATAGAGCAACTGCCTTCTAAGCAGTCGGTCGTAGGTTCAAATCCTACCTGAGACGCTTGGGTGAATAGCTCAGCGGTAGAGCATCTCGTTTACACCGAGGCGGTCGGGGGTTCAATCCCCTCTTCACCCATTGATAATGATTACAAACGAAGAACTCCAGATTATATACGAGTGGGGTATGGTGACTGAGTTACCATATCGAAAGGCACCGACTGCTGTTGGATATTCTAATATGGATATCTACATGTCATGGTTAAAAGGATCACGCCATAGGGAAAGTGGTAAAGGGTTCCACGGAGTTAGAGCAAGCGTTGTTGACGATCAACGTGTAGTAGATATACTTAACAGGGATGAAGTGCTCTTCGCTACAGGAGCATACTTCTTACCTGGTACAGAGTTGGGTCCACACAGAGATCCCAACGTCTATCAAAAGAAATATTCTCGCATCCAGATTCCACTGGTAGTAGACCCTGACAACTGCTACATGGTATGGAAGGGTGAGAAAAGATACTGGGAGTCAGGGAAGTTTGAAACGTATGACGTCATGGATCATATCCATGAGGGGTACAACTTCTCTGAGGATCCAATGGAGTTCATTTTTATTGATGTTATTAAGGAATGAATTTTTATACGAACGTACATCTTTCTTGGTTGAATCATCAGCTCAAGCAACAGGTAGACAAGGTAGGTAGAGAGAACTACTGGTACAGTCTTTGGGATGAACCTAGGAACCTGACAGAGGCATACATCAATGCTATCTGTAGAAAGTACATTCCGTATGGGTTTGAGGGTGTGGAGTATTGGTACTACAAATCTCCAGACGGACACGTGTACAACGGGTTCCACTTTGACAAGGACGAACTGGCAGAAGGGTATGTGCCACCTCATCAAGTGGCAATCGTACAGCTTGACTTTGATGATAGTTGCGTGGTAGTCTCTGACATGACTTGGGGACAAGACATCCCTAAGGATCTCACCTATGTGTATGGTGATGAGGGCAGACTGACTATCTTCGATGGGAAGTATGCTTACAGTGAGATGATCGGAGCACCTAACTCTGTCACTCTCTACCTCAACATCTGGTTGCGTCACAAGCCTATTGGTATTGAACGCTGCCCATACACAGAAGAGTGGGAACCATTCGACCACTGCCTGCTTCCCAAAACGGAGACATGTGTGGTAGAATATACAGGTCCACTAAGCACTTCTACTCAGGACTGCGGTGACACCCACCAGATGTACTACATGAAGCAACCTGCTGAATATGGCATCGGTGATACATTATCTGTACAAGATGGTGTCGTGGACTACTGTGAATGACACACTGTGTCATATAAATAAATGTTACAACTGGCACAGTGTGACAGTTGAACTCTATCCCATCTAGTAAAAAGGAAATTCAATGATCAAAACTGCTATCGCAACCCTCGCCGCAGCTGCTGCTGTTGCTGCTCCGTCTGCTGCCCTGGCAGGTCCCTACGTAAACGTGGAAGCTAACTCCTCGTTCACTGGTTCCGACTACACTTCTACGACCACAGATTTTCACGTAGGTTACGAAGCTCCCCTGGGCGAAACCGCTGCCTGGTACGTCCAAGCAGGTGCCTCTGTCGTCTCTCCTGACGGCGGTACTGCCGACACCGTTCCTTCTGGTAAGGCAGGTCTCTCCGTCGCTGCTACTGAGCGTCTGGGTATCTACGGTGAAGTGTCCTTCCTTGGTTCTGGCGACGCCAGCGTTGACCGTGGTTACGGCACCAAGGCAGGCGTGAAGTACAGCTTCTGAAAATAGGTGCTATAATTATGGGGTCTTCGGACCCCTTTTTTAATGCGTACACTCTGGACCATCATCAAATCACCTGTCACACAGTTCAATGTGATGCTGGTGGGTCTCCTCTGCCTTATAGGAGCAGTTCATAACCACGCACACTACAGCATGGAGGTTGATGCTGATTCATATGTGAGAGCGTGGTGTAAAAAGAATCCTGACACATGTCAGAGTTACATAGATAATGATTATTAGAACAGACTATGAAAATCATTGAGATCACAGAGCAAGAAGCCCAGGATCGAATGGAAGAACTGGTGGACAGTACAGAAACTGGTCAGGTCTACTGTATTGTTAGACCAGATGGTAGTAAAGTAATGATGGTCCCCGCAGACCCATCCAAAATTCAATTTGATGACGATGACCTTGCCCTCTACACCCAACACGACGAAGCCTCCTAAGACCGAGGTTATTCTTGAGCGATTCCCCTACCGCTACATCCGACGCGGTACTATCGAACTCAATGGTATGCCTGATTACCGCATCCAAAAGTTTGATGAGTGGAACAAACGGTACAAGGACATGTATCTTCTCGACAACTCCATCCAACTTGACTACGCCATCGAAGACTTCGAGTACACCAAGTGGTTGGATCCTGACCGTGTGCCCTGCTATGTTCGCGACGTTGTGTCCTAAATATATCAGAACAATAGTCTGACCATAATGTCCTGGAAAGTTCACGTAATCATTGACACTAAGGACGAAGCTTCACTCCCTGCTGGTGTCACCACACTGAAGACCCTTCACGTAGGATTCCCAGGGTGTGAGGTAATCGTCCATGATACCTGTCGCCACCAAGAGCAAACCAAATGGGTTCGTGCCTGGTGTAAGAAGAATGGTGCTATCTATTCCAGTGCCAAGGGTCAATTCAAGCAGGCATATATGATCGCTGAGGAGATCATGCGCCGTGCTTCTCAACCCTCAGTGTATTGCTGGGGTGACCTGGTATTCTATGAGGACATGAGGAACACTCCATGCCCTCGCTGGTTCACTGGTTACCTGAGACCTACCAGAGATGCTGCTCCTCATCCTATGTTCCCTGATCACCGTGTGATTAAGGAAGCAGACTTCAGTAAGTCACTGTTGTTTGTCAAAGAGATGAAGGCAGTACAGAAACGTATCCTCCAACTCAATGAGGCGTTTGAAGATCAGACCATCTGGCAGTACGTACGTGTCATCAGAGACGGTGTGATCTATGAGCAACCAAATGGTATGACCTACGAGATGTGGAAGAACCATGGTGATGCCTTCACTGATGAGACTCTAGCTAAGTTTGAGCAACTCCATCACGGTGGGTTCTATGGTGATGCTATTGAAAGACTCAAAGCACGTGGTCAAGACAAGAGAGCAGACCTTGTACTGAAGTATAGTGACCACGCATTGCGTGAAGAGTGGTCTAAAATCAAGGGAGCAAGAGCAGCGGGGCTTGTTAGTTAACGCTGACAATAATTTGAAACATGCGATAGTTTGTAGTGTAAATACCTACAGCTATCGCATTTTTAATGAAGTTTTTTATTGCGTTTCTTGCTTCATTGTTCCTCGCGCTACCAGCATGGGCAGTTGATGTCCAGATGGGTGCTGATGGGAACCTAGTATTCAGTCCAGATGAAGTTACAATCAATGCTGGCGAATCAGTTCACTTTATCAACAACATGCTGCCCCCACACAACGTGGTGGTAGAAGATCATGATGAGTTAAGTCACGAAGCCCTGGCAATGTTACCAGGTGAAGACTTTGAGGTTGTCTTTACTGAGGCAGGTGACTATACTTATTGGTGTGCTCCCCACAAGGGTGCTGGAATGATCGGAACGGTACATGTCCAATGAAAAAGTTTAACACAGTCGTATTAGATATTACTGTGCTTTTACTTGACTTCTTATACAGAGGTCGTGACTACCCTCGATTCTGGGTGCTTGAGGAGATTGCTCGGGCACCCTACTTCGCTTTCCTTAGTGTACTTCATTTCCGAGAGAGCATGGGACTTCGCGGTCCCGAACATCTTTATCTAATGAAGCAACACTTCGAGCAGTCTGTAAATGAAACAGAACATCTGGAGTACATGGAAAGCAGGGGCGGTAATCGTTATTGGGTTGATCGTTTTGTTGCCAGACACCTCGTACTCATCTATTATTGGGTTAACGTGGTTTACTATTGGTTGGCTCCTCGCGCTGCTTACCACCTGTCATATGAAGTAGAAATTCATGCGGCAGAAACCTATGCCAAGTTCCTCGGGTTCAATGGACCTGATGAAAAGATCCTTGAGATCTTGAACGATGAGCTAGAGCATTCGCGTGAGCTACATACAGCAATGGAGTTAATCCAGTGAGCATATTCAAAAAACCACCACCACCTCCTGGGTACACAACCAAGGAGGAAGTCCAAGAGATGATTGATGATGCCATACGAAAACACAATCGTAATGCTTCAATTATTTCAATGTGTGTTGGCTGGGTTGTTCTTGCACTTTTTGCTGAAGGTCTGCTTCGACTTATTGGAGTAATAGATCCTATCTTCCCATGGCTCAAGATCACATTGAACTGATTGCCACTATACTTCTCTTCCTTTTCGGAGTAACGATGCTCTACCAAGGGCATCTGATCTACCACGGGAAGAGAGGTTATCTTAATTTGTTTCGTCAACAACACGAGCAAGATCGTGTTCGTAAACAAGTAGAAGATCTAGTTAAAGGTAAATGAACCACGACGAAAAGAGGGAATTTTATAAGGGACTTAGAGAAAGGATCCTTCAGTTAAGAATGGGTCACCTCTTTGAAGAACCTTGTCCTATGTACGAACCCGAATGGGAGGACCCAGATCATGACGAAGAATGGTGACGAGGAAAAGAAAAAAAGAATAGAGAGGATCTCCAAGCACATTCATCCACACGATGATGAGCCTGATCCGACAGCATACATGGGTAACTATAACTTCCCGCAAATGTTATTCGCATTCTGCTTGGGGTTTGCTACAATGTTTGTCCTCGCCGTTGATGAGATCAACGACTTTAAGGGTTGTCCTTTACCAGAATATTTTAGAGAAAAATGAAAGTAGGAATCATCGGTCTTGGCAGGATGGGCGAAGGCATGTCCCGCCGTATGATCAAAGCAGGAATCGAAGTACATGGGTATCGTAACAATGTTCAGAAAGCAAATGAACAATTTGAGAAGGGTTATATCAGTGGATATGCCACTTCTCTGGAAAGCCTTGTTCAAGTAGTACACTCTCAGAAATCTATTTACGGAGAGAAGTCAGGCGAAACTATCATTACCAAGGCACCTGGTGTCTTCATGATGGTAGTCCCCGCAGAAACAGTAGAGGAGACACTCAATGAGCTATTACAGTTTTGTGTGGAGGGAGATATTATTATTGATCATGGCAATAGCAATTTTAAGGACTCTCGACAAAGGGCAGAGAGGCTTGCTAAGTTGGGTATCCAATATATTGACTGTGGGACTAGCGGTGGTGTCTACGGTTTGGATCGTGGATACTGTCTTATGGTTGGTGGTACAACTGGCGCAGTATCCGCCTGCGCTCCAGTCTTTAGGGCACTCGCACCAGGCATCGGATCTGCCGCTCGTACGAACCCTTACGACTATGAAACCAGCAGTGAGCATGGTTGGTTACACTGTGGACCACCAGGTGCTGGACACTTTGTGAAGATGGTTCACAATGGTATCGAGTATGGTATCATGCAGGCATACGCAGAAGGATTCAACATTCTCCATGAAGCAAACGCTGGATCTAAGTATGTCAAAGAGGGAGATGCCGAGGTCGCACCCATGGCACACCCAGAAGATTATTGCTACGACATTGACGTGTCTGAAGTGGCTGAGTTGTGGCGTCGCGGTAGCGTGGTTGGCAGTTGGTTACTTGACCTTACTGCTGATGTACTTCGCAGCGATCACGAGCTTGCTAAGTTCGATGGGGGCGTCAGTGACTCTGGCGAGGGCAGGTGGACTGTTAATGCTGCTGTGGACCTTGGGGTACCCGCTCCTGTACTCAGCACTGCTCTCTTTGAACGTTTTGGTTCGCGCCATCTTGACGCTTTCGCAACCAAGGTTCTGAACGGTATGCGCTACAAGTTTGGTGGTCATGACGTTCGCTGATGTCTTACTTTGGGCAGCAGTACCCTTTGTATGTGCCACCTTCGCATTTGGACGACTTAAAGGTGACAACGATTACTACGACTCGGATGACTATGACGGAAACGGTACCGCTCACTAAGGAGGTGGTGATCTTCGGCGCAACAGGAGACCTGTGCCGAAGAAAATTGATGCCTGCTTTGTACAATCTACACAGCAAAGGTCTCCTACCTGACAACCTTGTCATCGTTGGTACATCTCGTAGAGAGATCTCCAAGGATGCTTGGTTGGATATGATTGATGCTGATCAGTTCGATGAGGCGTTCCGTCATCGACTTGAGTGGCAGCCTAGTGACCTTGGGAATCCTGAGTCACTAGGTAACTTACCTTGGGCAGAGGATCGTACTTACTTCCTGTCGGTACCGCCAGAGAGATACGAGTCTGCCATTGTTAATCTTTCAGACGCGGGGCTATTGGATGATGCGGATAGATCTAGAGTTATTATTGAGAAACCTTTTGGGACCGATTATAAATCTGCTGATCATCTACAGCGAGTGGTTGCTGGACGTCTACGCGAGAAACAAGTATATCGCATTGACCATTATCTTGGCAAAGATACTGTTAATAACATACTTGCTACTCGGTTTAGCAATAT